AGCTCGGCGATCGCCAGGGCCTCGATCTCGCGCACCATCAGCAGCGCCGCGGGCGTCAGGCTGGCCGGGGATCCGGCGACCAGCTCGAAGGGATAGAGTGGCGTCGGGACGATGAAGCCCAGAGAGAAGAAGTCCCAGTCGAGCCGCCCTTCCGCGAGGATGACTTCCGAGGTGCCGTCCGTGCGGGTGCCGAAGCCCTGGTTGACCATCGGCCGCGGCAAGGCGGCCTGCCGCGTCACCTCGACCGCCTCCAGGCGGAGGCCGTTGGCGACCAGCCCGTAATGTTCGCGCGCCGTCGCCTGCAACGTGCCCGGCGCGCCATCGAGGAGATCGAGCTTGATCCAGCCGACCATCAGGTCCTTGCCCCAGCTGGCCGCGGCATCGACCGCCGCCTGCAGGCGCTCCATCAGCTGCACCCGCCGCGGCGCGCCCGCCAGGACATCCGTTTCGACGGTCGAGCCTATCACCTCGGCAATCGGGAACATCAGCGCGCGGGCCTCATAGGCATTGCGCTGGCGGGTCAGGATGGCCGAGGCGAGGCCAGATGCCGAAGTCTGGGTGTCCTGCGGCTCCAGCGTCTCGTCGAAGAGATGCCAGCGGTGATCTTCGATCGAGGAGGCTGCGCCAGTATCGCCGCCACCGATGGCGAGGACGGCGACCGCGAGCTTCTGGGTATCGGCGAAGAAGCGGCCGTCGCACTTTTCCATGCCAAGCGACCGGCCCGGTGCGACGATGGTGGTGAACTTGACGACGCCATCGCTGTCGATCACCGCGCCGAAGGCATCACCCGAAAAACCCGGATCGACGAACTCGACCGAGCCGCCGCCCGTCCCGCCGCCGGATTGACCGGCCGGGTAGGAAGACTGGTCGCGCTTGTCGATGCCGCGCAGGATCCTGCCCGAGCGATCGAATTCCAGTCCGATGATCCAGTCGCCCGGCCAGCCCGAGACGTCGAGCGCCAGGCTGTAATCCGAGCCGTCGCGAACATCGTGGCCGAAGACCACCACGCCGCGCGAATCCACCACTTCCTCGCTGATCCAGTCGCCCGGCCAGCCACTGCTGCGCGGGGTGACGATACCGCCCAGCAGGCGACCGAGCCTGTCATAGGCCAGTGCCACGCCATTGAGGCCCAAGGCCAGCACCTCGCCCTCATCGCCCGGCCAACCGTCATTCAGCAGCCGCTCGCGGATCTGGTCGCCCTCGCCCGCGCGCAGCAGCTCCGAATAGATCCCCGCGAACACATCGTCGGCCAGGAAGGTGCCGCGCGTCTGGCCGTTCGACCTGGTCACCAGCGCCTTGCCGTTGGTGCCCTCGGCAAGCACGACACCATCGCCCGGCCAGGACTGCTCAGTCGAGGCGAGCACGGAATCGGCCATGTTCTGTGCCACCAGAAGGATCAGATCGCGCAGGCCAAAGATGTCATCGAGTCCAAGGGCACCGATGATGCGGATCTCGCGTGGCGGAGCTGTGTTCTGGATCAGACCGAGATAGCGCGCGCCGCCGACGACTTCACCGGCTGCGAAGCTGCTGCCGTTCGCGCGTTTCAGGACAAATCCTTCCGACCCGATGGTCGCGATCGGATCGGGTCCGGTATTGGTGACAGTCCACTGGAAGCGCACCGGGGTTCCGACCGACAAGGAGACATGCGCTTGCGACGGATCGATCGTGTAACTGGTCGCCTGGGCCGCGCCGCCCGCGACCTGGACGGGAACCAGGATATCGCCACGGTTGCTGGTGGCGTTGACCTGGTTGACCACCTCGTTCATCCACAGCCGCACAAAATCCTTCGGGACCGGCTGGCCGTTCTGATAGATCTGGGCAGGCGTTTGCGTCGTCGCGACCATATTTCACCTATGCTGGATAGTTGCCGACCGGGACCGCAGCCGAGCGCACGCCGGACGAATTTTCGGATTGCAGCCAGTAGCGCGCACCGCCGATGGGGATGGCCGAGGTCATCGTCACGTCCGAGGACATGTCATAGGACCACTTGACCAATGTCGCGTCCCCGAAGGCTCCGCCCGCGGCGGCCCGATAGAGACCGGTGCGGCGGTAGTTCACCCCGAGGTCGGGAATGAAGGTGACGGTCAGCGCCCCGCCTGCGGCACCGCTCTGCGACACGATCGCGGGCTCGTCCGGGGCCGTCGAGTTCGCCACGACATCGATGTCATTCACCCGCACTGGAGTGGAGCGCTGCTTCCAGGTCTGCGCGGCCGAGGTGACATAGGTCCGGACGTCGTAGGATCCGCCGTCGGCAAGCGGCGTCGTCCGGAAGCGATAGGCGCTGGTGCCGGGGACGGTCTCGCGGATCATGTCCGTCCATTCCGTTTCACCGACGCACCGATACTGGGCATGCGCAGTATAGCCCCAAGAGGCGGCATAGGTGCCCTGCACACGGATGTAGGGCGCGCCGTCGCCGGTCACGACCGTCAGGCTGTCGATCGTGGTCGAGAACACCAGGTTGTCCCGATCGACATCCGCGGCCTCTGCTGGCGCTGCCCCCTCTTCTGCCGCTGCCCAGTTGAAGGAAGCGGGATCTGCCTGGATCAGATCGACCGTGACGTTCGACCCGTCGAAGCCGAGGCGATCGATCCAGAACGGGGTATTGTTCAGCCCCAGCCGCGGGATGTTGACCGCAACCCGGCGCTCACCGATCAGCCGAAGCCCGAAGGCGCGCAGCTTGACCTTCATCCTCCGCTTGGGGTTCATGCGGGCGATCATCTGCTTGCAAATATGGCGCGCCTGACCGTGATGCTGGACCGCCAGCAGGTCCACGCCCTTGGGCTGTCCCTCGCCCCAGAGCGCAATCGCGCCGGTATCTTCCCAGGGATCGGCATTGGTTTCCTGCCAGCGCACCTGCTGCGCGACGTATGACGGCAGTAAGGTGGTCACCCGGTTGATCCGCTCGGTCCCCGCCCCGTATTCCATCTCGACGATGTGCCGTTCCTGGATGGTCACCGTCGGCGCGGTCCAGACACCGGCCTCGATCGACAACCGACCGTCGGCGTCGATCCATGCCCTCCCGCCCATCGCATCGAGCAGCTTCTGCGCTGTGTCCTTCAGCGAATCCGAGAGCGCATAGGAAATCCCCGACCGGTATCGCGGACGCGTCCCGCCCGACGTGGGCACGTCCTCGTTGCTTAGGGTCCGGGCCGTCGCAAAGGACCCTGCATTCACGTCGGCTTCAGGAATCGGTCCGTAGGTCGGATTGCAGAGCACGTCGTAAAGCTGGCGGGAGGGCTCGCGCGAATTGGCGTAATCACTCGACATCCACCATGCGGGCGCGCCGTCGATCAGGGCCGAGACCTCGGGCTCGCCACCGGAATAGACCTCGGCAATCTCGTCCCCCTCAACGGCGTCGAAGGTCGCAAGGATGGTACCGATTCCGCGCAGCCGGTGATCCGTGGTCCAGTATCCAGGAAAGGCAGATTGCAAGTCGCCCCACAGCCCGCCGTCATAATCAGGCTGGCCCGCGATGCCCGACCGCCACCGCAGGCGGATCTTGCCCTTGTTCCAGGGCGACGTCGTGACATAGCCGTTGGCATCAACCGCGACAGGCTTCCCGTCCAGGTACCATTGGATCACGTTCGACATGCCGCCGTCTGCGACCGCGATCAGCTTGAAGAGCCGGCGCTCGAAGGCGACATTTGCCCAATCCCAGAACACGACGGTGCCGCTGGCGCGTACCCGGCCGAGATGCCGGACGCGCTTGGCGTTGCTGGACTTGACCTCGGTCGTCACATCCGATGGACGCGGGCCCTTCGGCGCATTGATCTTCGCCACCGCCAGATTGACGACGACGCCAAATGCCGTGTTCACGATCCCGGCGATAAACGCACCTGCCGCCGTCGCGGTCGCGGCTGCGCTGGAGACCCCCAGCGCCAGCCCCGCCACCCAAGCCCCTACCTGCGGCATCAGTCACCCCAAATCATGATTGCGTCCCGCCGCGCCATTCCGACACCGCGCTCTGTCCGAAAAAGCCAATGCGCGCCGGACCGGATCGCGGCGACCTCTCGCTGCGCGATCTCGATGATGCCGAGATCTCCATCATCCGCCGACTGCTTGACCCTCAGCGGGATTTCCGGACCCACCCGCACCGCCAACCCGCAGGCGATGAGCAGCTGCGCGCCCCGTTCCGTTTCATAGCGCCCGCGAAACCGACATGCGGGATCGAAGCCCCAGCGCAGCAAGCACCAATCGGCAGCCCAGATCGTGCAGTCCTGCCTGCCCCATGCCCAAGGCAGGGGCGCGGTCCGCTGGACATAGTCAGCCAGCAGGCTCGATGTCGTCATCTTCCTCGGCTTCCAGCTCGCGTTCGAGTTGGGGCATGCTCTTGCGATAACGGGCATCCAGCCATTCGATCTGCTCGGGCGTGAAGGGCGGTTCCGTCTCAGCCATCAGCTCACCAACCATCCCTTGATCTTCTTGCCCGGCAGCGTGGCGACATAGTCGAGACCCTTGTCGACGACGCCGGGATATCGCCGTGCCTGATCGCGCGGGGTGTATTCGCCAAGCGGAGTGTAGTTGCGATAGGCCGCAACGGATTCGGCGCGAATTCGGATCTCGGCCAGGCTGTCAGTCTCACGCGGCGACACGTCGATGATCCGGCCGACATGCATGACCATCGCGTCGTTGGGAAATCCGCGCACTGCCCAGAGCTGGCGTACGATCTTCCCGGACCACGACGCCGGGTTGTTCAGGGCCTCATAGGCGAGATCTTCGCCTTCCTTGGAATCGACCTTCCAGACGGTGTAATTCGCCGCCGTCGCATCGAATGGACTGCCGGAGATCTCCAGGGGGTCGGCGCGGATCCGGCCGAAGGATGGCCTCCAGACCTGCCCTTCGAAGGTCAGCGGAACCTCGGTCTCGTTCAGGAAATACTGAATGGAGCCGAAATTCAAGTGAAAGAGCCTGACCAGCGGGACCGCCTGCGGATCGCTGTCGAGGAAGGCTTGCAGGGCGGGCGTCATGAAAAACTCCGGTCGAAGGCTTCCACGAACGACAGCGTGATCGACTGACCCCACCTCAGGAAATCGCGCGTCCGCTGTCCCTGCATGTCATCCACGAAGCGACCGTAGAAATGCGGTGGGCTGGTCCTGAGCGTCACGTCGGCGGCAATGGCCAGGCGGGCGGAGGGCTCGAACTTGGTCCAGCCCGCGTTGTTGCGCGCGACGACCCGGTAGAGAAAGCCGTAATGCTCGAACATGTCGCCCACCCGCAGCGGGGGTCGCACGGGTTCTGTCAGGTTGAAATAGACGACATTGTCGCCGGCAGCGACAGGGGCGGAAACCACCATCGGCTGCGCGCCCGCAGCCGGATCCCGCAGGCCCGTGCCGTCACTGAACCAGGTATTGTCGTCGAACGGCCATTGCCGCGGGCTGACATTGGCCCCGTATTCGTAGGGATCGCAGATGCAAAGGTCGGCGACATTGTACCGCCCCCGCATCTGCGAGACCTTGGCCTCGAGCTCCTTGAGCCGGGTGCCGTCGAACTCGCGCGGAATGGTGATGTCGACCCGCCAGACGCCCATGCCCGGGGCAAGAACCTGCGGCACGCCGGCAAGGTTCGCACCGGCATCGCGGCTGGTCCACTGGATGAAATAGCTCACGTCCAGCGGACGCAGCAACTCGCAGGGAAACTCGATCAGCTCGACCATCAACCAAACCGCTCATTGTAGCCGGGCATGTTGTTGCGCAGCATCGACAGGAAGTTCCGCTCATATTCTTCGCGCTGCAGGCGCATCATCATCACCGCCTGTTCCTGGGTGACGCCGCCCGACATGTGCAGCACGGGGGAATAGCTGAGACTGGCCCCGCCCCCCAGCTTGTGATTGGGGATGACGGTCCCGGCCGCTCGCGGCACGACGACCTCGGGCCCCCGTTCCCCGACCACATAGGCGCGACCCGCTGCGACATCCCCGCCCGCGGCGCGGAAACCGCCGAAGACCCAGTCGGTCAATCCGCCGAGCAGGCCCTTGCCGACACCCGCGGACGCATACGGTCCCTGATTGAAGAGCGCGGCATGCAGGGACACCTTCGCGAACATCAGGGCAAGGTTGCCCAGAACATCCGCGAAGCTTTCACCCGCCACGATCGCATCCAGCAGCCCATCCTCGAACTGCCGCTGCATATCGGCGGCAAGTTCGATCTTCTGGCCCGCGCGCTCCTCGGCCGCTGCCATCTGTTCCGTCGTCAGGATCTGCTGTTTCTTCTGTTCGCCAAGCGCCTCGATCGCCTCGCGATAGGTCATGCTGCCATTGGTCAGCTGCGCGTCCAGATCGACCTGCCGCCGCTTGGCTTCCTCCAGGAGCGTGAAGATGGTGCGCTGCTTCTCGATTTCCGCGTTTACCGCGGCAATGGCAGTCGACTGATCGGCGGCACTGAGACCAGAGGCCTTGATGGCCGCAATCTGCTGGGCCTGCGCCTGGGCCAGTTCCGCCTGCTTCTGCTCCGAGAGCAGGTTGCGCCCCAGCTGGTCGCCATACTCCTTGGCCTGCTTGGCGAGGTTTTCCCGCTGCCGGATCTCTTCGTCCAGCGCCTTCTGCCGATCCTTGGCGATCTCTGGGTCGACCGGTTCGATCGACTGCTGCCCCCAGGCCTGCTGGATCAGGGGTGCAGGCACGTTTTCGAGGCCAGCCCAGACGCTGCGAATCCCCGACACGTCACCCGACTTGATCTGGCGCAGCAACTCCGACGCCAGCCGGTCCTGCATCTCCTTCGAGAACAGCTCATCGCCGGTCAGGTTGAGGCGCTTCATCAGGTCGTCGAGGGTCGATCCGACAATCTGGTATCGGCCGAGCGCCGAGGATCCAGCGCCGTTGCCATAGGTCGCCCGGTTCTCGGGCGTCCGCATCGCTTCCTGCAGGGCGCGGATCTCGCGCAGGGTCATGTTGACCAGGTTGCGGGCCCCGCCCGTCCAGCGGCCATTGTCCAGCGTGGCATTGTAGTCGCCGCCGCTTTCGCGCTGCGCGATCAACTCCAGGATGCCCTTGTTCGCCGCGGCCCCCGACTTGCCCCATTCGGTCAGGTTGAGCCCGGTCCAGTTCTTGATGGCGCCATTAATGGTGCCGCCGAGACCGCCGGCCAGTTCCTGCATGCGCTTGACGCTGGCCTCGAAGGTGCCGTCCATCTCCGCGATGGACTGCTTGACCGCCTCCACCTCCTTGTCGATCGCCTTGAGCACGCGGCCATAGGCTTCGGCCTGGTCCACCTTCCCGGCCTTGACGGCTTCAGTCTGGCTTTCCTCCGCCAGGCGGCGTTCGTCGGACAGCTTCTTCAGCTTCTGGGTATTGGCGTCATAGGTCGACAGAAGATCCTGCTGCGCCTCGCGATGGGCGCGGTCAGCCGCGGCGATCTGGTCGGCCGCGGCCTGGATCAGCTTGCTGACGGTGCCCAGCTCCTCGGGAAACTTCCGGGCCGCAGCCTCAGCGCCGCCGGCCACCTCGGTCAGCACGTCGCGCAGATACTCGGCGTCCTTGGCGACAGCTTCCTCGCTGTTGCTGGTTTCAAGGCGGCGGCGCGCCATGGCCAGCTTTTCCGCCTGCTCGACCGCGATGCCATATTGCCGGGCAATGCGCTCGACCTCGGTCTCTTCGACCCCGGCCGCCTGCTGATAGGCCGCGGCGACATTGGCGCGCCATCCGCTGGCTCCGAAGAGCCCCTGGCCGAACTTGTTGGCCGATCCCAGCAGGTCGCCCCGCGCCTGGACGGCGGTCAGCGTGGCGGTCAGATCGTTGACCCGCTGAATCTCGTCCGCAAGGTCGCCATATTGCACCCGCAGCTGTTCCAGCGGCGTACCGACCGCCTCGATCGCATCGAGATAGGCGCCGGTGGTCTTTTCGAGGCTTTCGAGCTTGTCATCGAGCGTTTCGGTATCCATGGCCATCTTCGCGAGGGCATAGCCGAGCGGGATCGCGATGGCGGCACCCGCGCCCATGAGTGCCCCCATGGTACCCATGCCGCCGAGCAGCTGGGGCAGCTGCTGGCCAAGCGCCTGGACCGCGCTGGTCCCTGCCCCGACCTGCGTGGCGAAATCGCCGACCTGGAAGCCGAGGTTCTGGAGTCCGGTACCGCCCGCCTTGCCCTTGCGGCCGAGATCCTCGACGGCTTCACCGGCCTGCTGTGCCGTCCGCGTGGCGCGGCGCACGGATTCCTCATATTGGGTCTGGGAGAGCGCACCACCCTTCAGGGCGTCATTGAGGCGTTCCACCTCGACCTTGTATTTTGCGGCGGCGCGATAGGCCGGGTCATAGGCCTTCTTCAGGTTCTCCATGCGCCGTTGATGCGCGCGCATGGCCTGCGTGTCGGTGACCTTGCCCTGACCATCGACGAAAGCCTTCTGGAACTCCTCGCCCTTGCGGCGATACTCGGCAAGGATCTTGTTCGAATCCTTGACCAGCTGGGCGTCCGAGAAGCCGGCCGATATGACAAGGTCGGATTCCTGCGCCATCACATTCCCTCGATTCCCAATTCACGCATGCGCTCGATGCTCATCGGCTTGCTCTGACGCTCAGCCTTCCAGCCGTTCGCCCGGCCATAGCCGTCAAGGCTGGCCATGAACTGCCACGGCGTCATCTCGTCCACTTGGGCGGGCGTGAAACCCATAGCCGCGCCTAACCCGTAATAGGTGCTGAACTTCCACTTGCCGTTGTTTCGTTCGCCGGGGTCGGCTCCCCCGGCATATCCTCCCCCACCGGATCATCCGGAGGGCCATAGAGATAGGCGGCAAGAATTTCCTGCGCGGGGCCCTTGAATGCGACGGCCGCAGAGGTGGTGGAGAATGTGCGATCGACCAGCTTCAACGCTTCGACATGCGCCATGCCACCGCCAATCAGGCCATTGCGGATGGTTTCGCGCAGATCATCGACGCGCCATTGCCCGGCAGCGATGCGATGCATGAGGAATTCCGGGCCGCAGTCGGTCAACTGCTGAATGGCCCGAAGCTCTCCGATGCCGAGGCGGAAAGCATGCTCTCCCCCCGGCCAGCGAATGACGACCGGCCGCATCAGGCGGTGGCGTTGGTGAACTCGACGCCCTCCTTGAAGCGGACGTTCAGCGTCGTGGTGATCACCGCCCCATCGGTATTGCCGATGCCGTCGAGGCCGAGCGACGGCAGCATGCCCTCGCCATCGATATACTCGACCTCGGTCGCCGCGGCCTCAACGATGTGGATCCTGATCGGCACCGTCAGCTGGCCCTTCGCCCACCGCAGCAGCTTGTCCCGGTTCGATTTCGCTAGCTGGGCGTTGATCGTCATGGCCACGCTCTGCGCGCCATAGGCCAGCTGGGTCTGCACCGGCAGCGACCAATCCTCGCAATCGGCGACCTGCGTCTCCTGGATGGCGTTGTCGATCGTCAGCGTGACGCCATTCGCGCCGCAGAAGTTGGTGAAGACCAAGGGCGTGGTCGAATCCCATGCAACCATCACGATGATGTCGCCGCGATAGTGAAGGCTCGGAACTGCCATCTTATCTCTCCTCGATATGTCCGGCAGTCGCCGGGGATTTCGGTTTGCTGCGGGTTGCCGCGCCTTTGGCCTCTGCCTTGGCGATCACCCATTCCGGAAAAGACTGCGGTTTGGGGTCAGGCAGGATGCGGATGGACACACCCCTCTTGGGATCGGTCGCGTCGAAGCGCCGATGGAAGATCGCCTTAGCCATTGCGCCATGCCTCACGGACCGCCGCGCGCACGCGGGCGTGGATATTCTTGATGTATGCGGTCTTTTCCGCCTTCCAGGTCGGGAAGAAGAACGGCCTGGCCGGGGTCTTGCCGTCCTTGGTCCCGAACTCGTGGAACCGGGCATAAAAACCATCTCCCGCACCGGCGTAGATCTTGAGCCGCAGCGTGGCGTACTGGTCGCCCTGGTTCTTCCCGCTGCGAATCTCATCAATCATGAAGGTCCCCGGCGGCAGGTCTCCCCAGGTCCATCCGATGCTGTCTCGCAAGTTTCCCGTCTCGCCCCGCGGCGCGATCGCCCGCATCGCCGCGACGATGTCATTGGCGCCGTCTTCCATCGCGAAACGCGCGGCCTCGACCGCCACAGCGGGAATTCTCTGCAGCTTGGCCACGATCCGAGGATGGAGCTGGGCCATCAGCTGGGCATTTCCACCCGGGTCTCGACCTGGACAACGCCATGGGTCGAGACGCCATCAGGATCGTCCATCTGGCGAACAAGGGTGACGCGAAACGGCGACATCGTCAGGACGCTGGTATCGGCCCAGCCGTTCAGCGCATTGTCGACGGCTTCGGTCACATCGCCGGCAATGCCCTTGTCGACCTTCTGATGCCAGATATCGACCTGCACGGTCCAGGCTTTCCCGCCGATGCACTGCACGTCCTCCCGGATCCAGTAGCTGGGCCCCATGGTGACATTCGGGTATACGTCGCCTTCGCTGGTCTTGTCATAGACCCGCCCCTCGACATCGGCGACTTCCGCGATGATCCGGTCCTGGATCATCTGGCGCAGGACGCTTTCGACACCCATCAGCGCGCCTCGACCAGCATGTCGAGGAAGGCCCGGTCGCGGGTTTCGCGCGGATCTTCCTTCAGCTGATAGGTCCGGCCGCCGATCACGACCTCCCATTCGCTGGTGATGGCAAGCGTGTCGCTCGAACGCTCAACCGTCACCGCCGCCGGCGATCGAGATTCCATCCGCGCCTGCATGACGGCTTCCCCGCCTCGCAAAGGGGCATACTTGGCCCAGACGGTGAATTGGTCTTCCATGCCGGTGAAACGTTGGCCACCGGGCGTCCGCCCTTTGACCGGTGAGCGGAAGAGCGCGCGCATCGTCATCTCGTCCGCGTTCATGTCAAACCCGCATCAGGCGAAAGGGAGAAATCAGGTCATCGACTTCGCGAGGAAGTCCCTTGTCCCCACCGCCCGACCGGACCCAGTAGAAATGGCCGGTGAGCAGCAGGATGGCCCGGATGATCGCGGGCGGGACGTCAGCTACCGCGCCGAAGCCTGCGGTGAAGGTGATTGCAGCTGGGCGCCCCATGCCGCCCCGAATCCGAAGTCCACAATCCGTTCGGTCGAATTCGACCGGACCGCCTTCACCATCGGCGAACACGCCTGCAACCGTGGATATGTCTGGAAACGGCAAGGCAACATAGCTGCCAAGTCTATCGATGTCCGCTCGCCACACCTGGTTCACGATGCAGCGGCGAAGAACACCGCGCTGGCCATCGAGCCAGGAAACAGCAGCCGCAATTGCCTGTTCAACCTGGTCATTCTCGTCGTTGCTGCTGACCTTGCACTGCAACTTGGCCTGTTCCAGCGAAACCGGAAGTTCCGCTGGAGGTGTGACGAGCGTGAGGCGCATCAGGTTTTCGCGCCCTTCCCGTAGACAGAGAGATCGAGCCCCTGCCCCTCGAAATTGGCGTCGTTGGGCTCGGCGCGCTTGGCGTCATTCCAGTCGACGTTGTTCTGGACCGAGGGGGTGCCCGCGCGCGGGTCCGCATCGACACTCTCATGCGACAGGTCGACCGCGGCGAGAACCTCGGGCTCCGCGATGGCGCCCGACGCGCTCACCAGCTCGGTGGCAGGCGCCGGGTCGGCCGGCGCGTTCACCAACTCGGTGGCCGGCTCGGGATCGGCCGACGCGGCCACGACTTCGGCGGACTTGACCGCCTCTTCTTCCTGCTTCTTCGTTGCCATCTTCCTGGCCTCCATAGATCAGGGGTTTGCCACCGGCCGGGAAAGGCCGGGGGCGCTTTCATCAGGCGGCCGCCATTTTCAGAGCACGCAGCGCCTGAGGGTCCAGCAGACCCCCACCGACGCGCTTGGTGGTGTAGAAATGGACGTAAGGCTTGTTGGTGTAGGGGTCCCGCAGGACCCGGATGCCGAGACGGTCGACGATCAGGTATCCGCGTTTGAAGTCGCCGAACGCGATGGGATAGGCATCCGCGGCAACGTTGGGCATGGCCGCCATCTCGGTGACCGGGAAGGCCAGGACCTGCTGAGGCTGGCCCGCCTGATACGAGGGCTGCCAGAGGTAGTTGCCATCGCCGTCCTTCATCTTGCGAATGCGGGCCAGCGAAAGCCGGTTCATGACGAAACGCGCGTTTTGCGATAACGCGCCCGGCAGGCTGTAGACCAGATCGATCAGCTCATCGCTGGTGAAGGTGGCCGCAGCGGCGGCGGTCGTGACCGGGATTGCCCCGAAGGGATGCGCCGCTGCGTTGGCAGCCCCCGCAGCATAGGTCAGGAAGCCGGTCGGCTTGTTGACGCCGTTCCCCGCCACGAAGGCGATCCCTTCCTGAAGCGAGAATTCCTTCTCGACTTCACTGGCCAGCCAGGCCTCCAGATCGATCTCGCTGTCATCGAGGATCTGCTGGGTCGCCGCCGGGTTGGCGTAGATCTCGCCGGGCGTGTAGGTCATGACGCCAAAGGTGCCCGACGCGGTCTGCGGGCGCGCAGCCGTCTCACCGACCCAACCCGAGCCCGTGCCGCCGAGGTTGAAGATCTTCTTGAACCCTGCGCCAGAGATGGATTGAACCGAGGCGATCTGGCGCATCGGCGAGACCTCGACCAGCTTGTCGGTGATCGTGCGGTCCCATTCGATCGGCGCCAGATAGCCGCCCTCGGCATCGGCCCCCTTGTTCAGTGCAGCCTGCACGTCGCCCTTGCGGAAATGGGCGCTGAAGGCGTTGCTGTACTCGGGATCCTTCGGCGCACCATCGGTGCCCGGCCCGCCAATATTCAGGGCGGTCAGCTGGGCGGCCTGCGCGTCCAGCGCCGACTGCAAGGTGCTGACGCTGGCTTCCAGCTTCTGCATCTTCTCGGTCCGGACGACATCTTCCTGGCCCTTCTTCAGGTCCTTGATGGCGGTCTCGTTCTCGGCCTTGAAGGCCTCCCACGCCTGATTCAGCGCGGCCATCATGGCCTTCGGGTCGCCGCCGGCGTCAGCGCGGACTGCAACGATACCGCGCTGAAGCGCGGTGTGGTTCATCATGCCCATAGTGATCCTCACTTTCTGAGCGTTGCGATCATCGACTGCATGAGTGCAGCCATTCCGTCGTCAGCGCCGGGCGTGACGGTCGTGGCAGCGCCGGGCTTGCCACCCTTGATCTCGGCCAGAAGCGCGCGGCGTTCCGACCGGGGAACATTCTGTTTGGCGAGAAGCGTGTCGACGCGGCGCAAGGCATTGGCGCCGCCTTCGGTCCGATCTTCGAGATCAGCAGTCAGCAGGCTGTCAGCAAGTCCGGCCGCGACGGCGTCTTCGCCGTTGAACCAGGTCTCGGCATCCATCCACCCCGCGGCCTTCTTGCGATCGACCTTGGCCTTGTCCGCGTAAACGGCCGCCATGGCAGCGTCGAACGGCTCCATGGTATCGGCCGCCTCTCGCATGTCATGGCGGTTGCCGACCGCGACGACCCAGGCATTGTGCACCATCAGGAAGCCGGCGCGGCCGATCTGGACCTCGTCCCCCGCCATGGCGATGACCGAGGCCGCCGAGGCCGCCAGTCCCAGCACGCGCACCGTGACCTTGCGCGAATCCTGGCGCAGCTGGTTATAGATCGCGACCCCCTCGAAGAAGTCACCGCCGGGACTGTTGATGTCGACGATCACTTCATCGGCCTTGATCGATCGAAGCGCGGCCGAGATGCGCTTTGCCGTCACGCCCTCGCCCGTCCACCAATCTTCACCGATCACATCGAGAATGCTGATCACGTTGTCCCGGTCGCTGTCAGCGGCACGCAGGCCAGAGGACCAGCGATCCATCATCTGAGGCGATGGTTCAAAGGCCTGAACCTGCGCCGGGCGGGACACCCGGATTTCAGGTGCGGCGCGCTGCGTCATCGCTTGTCTCCTTTGCGGATTTCACAGGCTTCGCGAGATCGTCGCGCAGCGGCAGGTCCATCCAGTCGCGGACCTCTTCGACATGCAGCCAAGGCTGCTGGTTGTTCACGCTCAGCCCGCGCGAGAAGAACTCGGCCTGGTCCTTCATGCTGCCGCGCAACAGCGCCGCGGCGTTGAACTTGGCATAGAATTCATCCTGTTCCCGGTCACTGAGCAGACACCGGGAAATCGCCTGCTCCCAGGCCTCGAACCACGGGCTGAGACCATAACGGACAAACAACTGTCCCAAGACATCGATGCCGGTGCCCCAGGACGTGTCATTGACCATGAGCAGAGGACGCGGCACACCGAAGACGCGCGAGATCTCCTCGACTTGGTGACCGCGCATCTCCAGATGCTGGCTGTCCTTGGCGGTCGCTTCGAAAGGCTTTGCCTCCAGCCCCTCCTCCAGGATCATCCAGCCGTTGGAATTCTCGGCACCTTGATGGTCAGACATGCTGGCGACCAGCCGGTCGTAAGCTTCGTTCGACAGCTTCTTGTTCTGCGGCATCTGGAGCGCACCGCCGACCATCATGCCTTTCTGGAACAGCCGCGCCGCCGCCCTTTCAGCCTGGAGCGCGATACCGATGGCCTCGGCCGCTTGCTTCACCAAGGACCGCCCACAGAGACCGTCGAGCGTGAAGCCGCGCAGGTGAAAGACGTCATCTGCAGGAAGGTCGCGGACGCCGCCGGTTTTGCCCGAGAACTTGTATCGCACCGCGAGATCGTCGCGCTGCTCGACCACCATGCGCCGCGGGTCCATCGGCAGCAGGGCAATGACCTGGTCGCCGCGCCGAACCTTGGCCGCATAGGCATTGCCGTGGATCAACGCCCAGGATTGCATGAGCTGACGGAACTCGAAGGCGGTCTGCCAGCCGTTGGGCTTGCGGTGCAGCACCTTGAACAGCGGATGATCCGTAGCCTTCTCGCGCGCATCGCCGTGGCGATACAGATGCAGCGGCAGCATCGCCATGGCATAGGACAGCAACGAGACGCAGCGAAACACCGCCGTGTTCTTGAGGGCAGATTCCGGCGTGACCACCGCGCCACTGGCGGAAGCTAGCCCGGCGCGCAGAAATTCGGCCAGGTACGGGTCGGTCAGATCGCCGATCAGCATCGACTCGTTCATGGCCTGGACGCGGGCAGCCGCCGGCTGCGCGGGGGCCGGTGTGGCATCCTCGCGACGGAACCAGTTGAACAGCCCCATCAGACCCTCCGGATCCCGCGCGTCTCATAGACCGATGGCCCGACCCCCTCAGGGTTGCCGAACATCAGCATCGCCGCGTTGAAGGTCGCCATCAGGGCGTCGATCTTCGCGCTTCCGGCCACCTGCTTGGTCACGATGTAGTTGCTCCCCTTGAGCTCGGTTTTTGCGTTCCCGACGTTCCAGGTCATGAGACCCGTCGCACCATGGATCAGCTTTCTGTCCTTCAGGCGGCGCGGCAGCGTCAGCACAGCCTGCTGAAGTTTCCAGCCCTGCCCCACGCTGATGAAGCGGTCCTCGGCGAAGCCCCGCTCCTCCAGCTCGTCGAGAAGCTCGGAGATGCCATGGCTGTCCAGACCGATGGCCGGGCTATCGATCGGGAGAAGCCCAGCCGCCTCCAACTGGTCCACAATGTCGCAGGCCCCGCGAACATCGTCGCCGACCCGCTCGCACATGGTCAGATCGCCCGCCTTCTCGAAGTCGCGCACTTTCGGCACAATCTCCGGGCGCTGTTTCAGGACGTCGTCGAAGGCCCAGGCATGTGCCCAGTGCAGCCAGTTGCGGGTCTCGCGCTCGCGTCCGATCACTGACAGCGCGAACAGATCGTCGAGCCCGCCACCATCCACACCGACGACGCAGACCTCGGACCGGCGGATCAGCTCGTCCAGGTCCAGGGTGCGGTCGCCACATTGCTGCCAGTAGAGCGCGCCCGGCCAGCGGTCGGCGTGCATGCCCTGCCCAACTTCGACATTCAGGTGCTGAGACACCACCATCGCCAGCTTGTGCAGGCCCTCGATCTGGGCCTCTTCGATGGCGCTGGCGATGTAGTCTTCTGTCACCGACTTGTTGAGGTTCGGGTTGACCATCTTCCAGGTCTTGGGATCGCGCCAGCCATCGTTCTGCGACATTTCCGGCGGCAATTCGTAAAGCACGGGCAGGAGTGACCGGCGCAGCTCTCCGTCGCGGACCTTTCGCGCAATCGCCAGTTCCGATTTCCACACCCCGCTGGGCGGTTCCTTCGACTGTGTCGTGATCTGCAGGAGGAACCCGTCGGGCCGCTTGCCGAGCGAACCCTTGATCTCGGTGAACACCGCCTCCGCCCGCGACATCTTCGAGAACTCGTGGGTTTCGTCGATCAGCGTGAAACTGGCCATGGCGCCGGTGACAACCGAAGGGTCGGCCGACACGATCATGATTTTCGACGGAACCACCTCGTCGAGCTTGGCGATCTCGTTGTTGTGCGGCGTGGCCTTGAAGACGTCGCTCAAGGTCTCGTCCAGCCGGATCATCCCGGCTGCCTGGGTAAAGGCTCGCTTCGCGATCTTCTGGCTGGGCGCAATCAGCATCAGCTCCGCGTTCGGCCGTTCGTTCATGATCGCGGCAACCAAGATGATGGCTGCCGCATAGGTCGTCTTGGCATTGCCCTTAGGGACCATGAGCAGGAACTCACGGATCATCCTGACCTTGCGCACCGGATCATAGCTACCGAATACGGCCCGGACGAAATCGAAGATCCAGTCGTCGCCAGCCTCGCCAAACGTGCGCGGCGTGCCGATGTCATCCGGGATCTTCAGCCGCTTGAAAATTGCCAGCGCCTTGTCGGCGACAGCGTCGAAGAGCGGCAGGTCCGGGATCAGCGGCCGGCGATTGACGACGCGCTCCTTCCAGTCCGGCAACGACGTGTCCCAGGCCGGCGTCAACGACGACACAGGATCAGTTTTCATAGTTTCCCGGCTTCAGCAGGTCGCCCCATTCCGAAGGCGCTTCCCCCTTCGCAAGTGCGTTGGCTTTCTTGCGCGAAAGCTCGCCTTTGCCGACGTATTTCGAGGTCGGCTTTTCCTCTTCCTCTTCCGGCTGGCCCATTCGATCGAGACGATCCGTCGCCAGCTTCTGGTCGTTCTTCAGGATCAGGCGGTCGAGCTCGCGCATGCCTGCGGTATTGCCGGCATTGGCCATCTCCATCGCCAGCTCCAGGCGGCGCGCCTCAAGGCGATCGCGCATCTGGTCCCGAACGACGAGCTCGGCTCTAAAATATCGCTTCAGCGTGGCCAGCGAGATCTCCACCGCGTTCGCAATCCGCTGGTTGTTCCACCCCATGGCCAGCAACATCTTGACCTTGTTGCGATCTTTCTGCGTGGCCTCGTATGGCGGGCGGCCCTTCTGCCCTTTGCCCGGGCGAACGGGGTTCCCGAAGAGGTCGAAAACGTCGCCCGACATGAAAAAAATCTCCGGCTGAGGGGGGCGCGGGTCTAGGCCCGACAGGCCCCCGGACTTTCGACCCACCCCCCTCTATCGGGGTCCGAGGGGCCGATCCGCCCGGAATTCGGGCGTTTTCGCGGCTTCAGCGCGATGCGGCGCGCTCCTCGCGCTGCTTGTCCCGGTTATGGCAGGTGGCGCAGAGGCATTGCAGGTTGCCCGCGTCGAAGAACAGCTCGCGGTCGCCACGATGTGGGTGGACATGGTCCGCCACCAGGTCGCGGCTTTCCCCAACGGTCCCGCACCGGGCGCAGGTGAACAGTGCAGCCGAGATGCAGTGCCAGCGTAGCCGCTGCCACTCTGCGGTCTTGTACCACTTGCGCCAGGCGACCACCTGGTCCCGGCGCTTGAGCCGATCCGGTCCGGCACCGATCGAGGTGACGCGCGACGACAGCGATCCGACGCGCGGAGCGAGTTGCTTCAAGCGTGCCATGACAACCTCGAGGCCAAAGATCCGGAACAAGCCATCGTCGCAGGAGTTAACGGCACCCAATGGAGGACCAATATGGGCAGAGACACAGCAAACCGACCGGACCAGCAAAGCGACAGCACCTACCCGTCAGACATGGAGGGTGAGCGCCGAGAGCCAGACGGAACGGGGCATAACAAACCAAAGCCGTCGGATGCGCCGTCATCCACTAACCCGATAGATGTCGGGAAGAAGAACCGGGAAACGCCAATCAACGACTAACGGAACGAGAAGCGCCCGCAAGGATCTCTCCCGCGGGCGCACTTCTCGATAATAGTGAATTCTGTGTCACAGAGCGCCGTCACTGGTCAAGAACTTTTTAGGGCCCGGACACCCAACATACGGTCCAGCGCATCGCTCAGCGCCTCTATGGCTGCTTTGCAATTGCGACCGTTATCCCGCCACTCGAAGTGCTTCAGCACCTGCTTGATACTGCGGCCTTCGATGCACACCATGTCGACGATGTCGCGCGCGGTGAAGATATGCGGAAGAGGCGGAAGCCCGGCCGCGGTTCTCTGCGGATTTCGCTCAGACGGTCGGATCGAACGCACCTGCAGCGCGGGTTGAACTCCAATGCGGTGCCGAAGCGCGGCGAGTTCCTGAGACAAGGTGATCCGACGATCGATCCAGCTGCTTCCATCCCCACCGCCAAAGGACGATTGGAGCTGCGAAAGCTTGGTTCCATCGGAAGACAGGACAGCCACCAAGTCAGCATACCGCCGTCCCATGGCGATCTGGTCCCCTTGCAGCGGACAGGGCCGTTTCGTCCGGATAGCGGCAAGCAACATGCCGTCGAATGCGTCAGCGCGGCGGATCGCGGAACGGCCACCATATCCGCGATGAACCGCCTCGACCTTGTCGGAACCGACCGGCAGCAACTCGATGTTGCGGTGCAGGACGAAACCGCCGCGGGCCGGGGAAGCCAGGATGTCCGGACCGCACTCCTCTGGGATCGCGCCCGCATCCCGGATCGCGGCAAGGCGGGCCGCTTCATCGGCCTTCCGAGCTTCGCTGATCGCCTGGGCGGCTTTCACCTTGCTCTGAGCAGCATTCCCATGATCCGCAATCAACATCTTGTGGCCTTCCTTTTTCATTTTACTGCCTATTGGGTACGCTGTTTTCTGCTTGGGCTTGACGGGCTTGAGATTGAAAGAGATGGGCTTGAGAAAAGGCCTGATTTTCCAATCATCGATTGTTTTATATCAATGGCTTAGGTCTATTTTTTGGGCCGGAGGGGCTTGAAGGGCTTGAGAATTTAGCCTTTGCGTAAGACCGGTTTCCCCCTGACCCCTCCAGAATACGCGCGCAGGTACATGCTGATTTTTCAGGCCCGTCGCGCCCGTCAGGCCCAAAATCATCATCTAAGCCGTTGATATCGCGCATACGCCGCCCCCTGACCCCGCCAAGTACTCAAGCCCTGCCCTTGCGCGTTTCAGGCCCGTCCGGCCCAACCACGACGCCAAGGCCCAGATGTGCGAGACGGGCCCGCAGGCCCGCCCTCTCGGATGATGGTGATGAAGGGGGTGCGGGGTCATCTGGGGCCGCTCCATCCCGACTGACTGTCCTGCACCTCGGCCGCGCGCTTCCGCGTCTGGAATTCATCAGACAGACGGATGCCGCGATATCCGGTCACGCCTGACTTCCCAGGCGCAAATGTCTTCTGGTTGTCCGGATGCCTCCAGACCTCGGCCTTGGCCTTCAGGCGCAAGGACACGGTTCGTGGACTCCAGCGGGTTTCTCCGCGCTCCTCGATCCAGAAGTTGAAAGCGTCCATCAACTCGCGCGCGGTCATGAAATCGCGCTCGTATCCACTCACGACCGTCGCATCCGCCAGGAAGGTGCCGATCGGGTCGCTGTCCTTGCGATAGCTTTCTGTCGCGGCCATGACATCGTCCGGCTCGCGCAGACCGCCCTCAAGGTAATCCAGCAGGCCCTGGACCAGCCAGTTCAGGATCCCGGCGCGCTCCTGCCACAGGATATTGTCCAGTTCCTTCTTCGCGATCCGCTTCTTCTCTGCGATCTGGACCGGGAAGTTCACCAGCATCAGGCGGCGCCAGATCCCGTCGTCCCCGCCCCGGATGTCGGGAAGGTGGTTGCCCGAGATCGTCAGCTTAAAGATCGGCTGGAACGTGATCATGTCGGTGTAGAGCGCGCGCACCATCATCGGCTCGCCCCCGGTCAGCGCCTTGACCAGTCCTTCCTGCAGGCGCTCACCCTCTTCCGGCTCCGAGGTCCGGACCATACGCGCGCCGATCAGCGGGATCAGGTCCGGCTGCGAATCCGAGCCGCTTTTCTTGTTCTTGCCGGTCAGGCTCTCGATCTTGGCCGTGGTGGCATAGTCCCCCATCATCCGGGCCATCAGGTCGACCAGGACCGACTTGCCGTTCGCGCCGCCACCATGAAAGAAGGCGAGCTTCTGGATATCTAGACCGGACATGGACAGGCCGAACCAGCGCTGCAGGAAGCGGCGCATCTCGATATTGGGCTGGATCTGCTGAAGGAATTCGTCGAACCGCGGGCATTTGGCCTCGGGATCGAACTCGACCGGCATCACCTTGGTCAGAAGCTGGGCGCGATCATGCGGGACCAGCTCGACATCGGACATCGGCGACATGCCGTTTTCTGGATCACCGGGGATCCGCTTGAACCGCAAGACACCTGAGAGTGTGTTCACGTCCAGGTCGCCCTTGTCCATGTCATCGACGGCTTGGGCCAGCATCACCCGGGCCTCGTTGATCATGTTCGTCATCGGCCCGCTGTTGCCGGCATTCTTGGCATGTGTCAGGCGTCTGCCGATCAGGCTCTTGTGCGTTTTCAGCGCGGCGTCGATGCTGCGCAACTGGCTGGCGATATGGCCAAGCTCAGTCATCAGCGCCTCGTCGCCGGAATGACCGGGATCCGCCTCGATTTCGCTGCGCCTTTTACGCAGCTCGCGTTCTTTGGCCAGCAATCGCCGGTCACGCTTCGACGGCTGCAGCCAGTCGTTTTCTTTTTCGATCAGGCCGGACATCTGGTGTGCGCGACCGCGGATCAGAGGAGAGCAGTCGCGGCTGATCTCGGGATCCCGCTTCCAGCGCGTTTCATCCCAGACGAACCATCCGACCTGAGAGACGAACCGGATGTTTTCGCCGAAATGAATGCGGAACCGGTGCCCGTTGCCGATATCATTCAACGGTTGCCGCGAGCATTGGGAGACCGGATCTTCGGGCTCGTCTTCGCCCGGCCCCCGGTCTTCCGGAGGGGGCGGCGGGGGAGTGTAATCTTCGGGATAGTCGTCTAGCGCATCAGCATCTGGACCCATGCCCTCCGGCAGGTCCACTTCCTCGGCATTGCCCATCACCGCCCGGACCTGGTCGATTGCGCCGTCGTCGCGATCGTCGGTCATCGTTCAACCATCATCTCTCCGTCCCATCAGGATGTCGTTCAGGTCCCTGCCTTCGCCGGCATGGACGATGGACCCGCGCAATCCGGGTCTCTTGATCATGGCTCGGCGCAGGCCGGCCTTGAGCTTCGCGGTGGTCAGCCTGGGGTCGCTGTCGCCGTCCTGGACGAAGACCAGTCGCTTCACCCATTCGGGCGGAAGCCACGCCTCGGAATCGTCCATGTCGGGAAGACCGGCATATTTCAGGCCGGGGCCGCGCTGCATGCGCCCGGCCATGTTGCCCAGATCGACGCCGCACCAATAGGCCGAGGCCTGCGGCGCGGGTTCCGCGATCATGGCGGAAAGGGTCGTCTCGACCCCCTCGGCCATGATC